GTGTCTTAGTATCACCCCGACAACAGACGGATGCTTGTTACTTGCAACTGCAGCTCAAGATAACGAAAGTATCCATACTGGGCCGTACACAAATGAAGAGTGGAACTTAAGGCAGACAATTGGTTCGGGTAACTGCTCTGCAGCTGGATTCTGGGAAGTTCAGGCAACAGCTGCAGCGACAGGTAACCAGACAATAACTGCTACTTGGGGCAATAGTTTTGTAACGATACATTATGCAATCGCGCCATCTGCCGCCGGCCCCGCGTCCCAAACATTAAACAACACGTTTATATCATCAGGAGCGACAGTATTTACACCTGATGTAACACCTAACTATACATTATCAGCTGATTTCATACCTAGTGAAGTAGTAATGCGTGACCCGCGCCTTGACGCTGGGCCGGCAATATTAGATGTTGATTATATTGCATCAGGAGCAAATCTGTTTTTACCTGTTGTAACAGGCGATATTGATCCTGTTTGGATATCTGGACATTACCGATGGGAACGAGACGACGGAACGCTAGATACATCCTCTTTCATAATTACAGAAGACTCAACGGGACTAGCTTTTGTTGATGAACAAGTACGCTTACGTATAAACTGGGGCGAGTCAGCAGGACAGTCAACATCAACACTATTTACACCTAGCCTGCAATTTAAAATAAATGCAGGTCTTTGGACAACAGTTGGCCTTGCTACAGCAGTTCAATACAGGCCTTCTACTCATGTGTTGGATGGCGCTTCAAGTGTAACAGAACGCCTTGTAAATCCACCTACAGGTATCGCTGACTATGTTGCAACGGTTTTCGACAGTGACAACAGCATAGGAGCATTAACTTATTCTGCAAGATATATTGAGGTTGTTTGGAATATAGGTTTTGACGTAGCTCAACTTTCTGAGAACGATTCGATAACGTTCAAGATGGTTGATTTAAGCGGAACAGAGGTATTCACAACAACAGATACTGTTCCTACCCTGCTATCAGTACAGAACAGAACATTGTTTTGTCCGTTTATTGCTTCGGGTGCTGCACTATATGAGCCAACATTATCACCAGGGCTTGCCACACTAACATCCGACTTTATTGCTTCGACTACTGCGCTTTTTGAGCCAGCGGTAAGTGAAGCAGGGCTTTTGCCTTGTGATTACATATCGCCTACGACGGCATTATTTGAGCCAGGGGTAAACCCAGGCCAGGTAGTGGTTAGCGCTGACTTCATACCTAGTGAAGTAGTAATGCGAGACCCGCGCCTTGACGTTGGGCCGGCAATATTAGACGTTGATTTTATTGCGCCAGGGACAGCGCTTTTTGAGCCAGCTGTAATTGAAGCAGGGGTTTTGCCTTGTGATTACATAGCGCCTACGACTGCGTTATTTGAACCCGGGGTAAACCCAGGCCAGGTAGTGGTAAGCGTTCAATTCATTACGACTGGCAGTGTTGTCTATGTTCCTGATGTTATTTCATTTTATGTTCTTTCAGTCGATTTTATAGCCTCAACAACGATATTAAATCTGCCAGATGTTAATCACGGACTGACAACATTAGTTGTTGATTATATTCCAGTATCATCAGCACTATTTGAACCGGCTGTAATACCTGGCGCATTAACCGTTTCATGTGATTACATTGGATCGACCGGCGCTGTATATGAATTACTGGTTATTAATGATTCAGATATTTATACGGATATTTTTGAAGTATTAACAACAATCTATACTAATTTTGCTGGCATTACATCTATTGTTGATAGTCGTATCTATGCTATTGTATTACCACAAGATACCGTATTCCCGGCGCTTTCATTTGAGTTTATAAGCTCAGTTAGAGCACAAACATTATCGGATGCAGGGGGCTTTGGTGTAGAAAATATTAGAATCAGAACATCGGCATGGTCTGACAAGAATTCTATTAGCTCTGAATTGTCAGAACAGGTCAGACTTTCGATGAAGGCAGCAACTGAATTCAAATCATTGCCTGTATTTGAATATGATCAATATGAAACAGATACAAAGCTGTATCGAGTCTTAACAGATTATTCAATATGGTATAAACATTAGAGAGGAAACGAAAGTGAAAAACATTATATCAACAAAACATATTGCGCTATTGGCCAGCCATGGTGCCATTGTTTTTAACAGCTCGTCTGCGCTGACTTCGCAGGGGATGACCATCGGCATTGGTGACGGTGCCGGAGTAGAAGTATTTGCTACAATTACCGAAGTAAATTCAATTGACGGACCAGGCGGGCAGGCAAACGAAATCGATGTTACAGATCTAAATTCTACATCAAAAGAATTTATTCTAGGCTTGCAGGATGAAGGAGACGTTTCACTTGATATCAATTACATACCTGCAGATGTTCAGCACGCTCTTTTAAGGGCTCGAAAGGCTGATGGTGTGGTTGGAAATTTCCAGCTGTCATTTACTGATACGCCAGTTACCACTTGGACATTCGCGGCCCTTGTTAAAGGCTTTGCAATCAATAATGGTGTTGACGCAGTAACTAAAGCAACAGTAATACTGCGTATATCTGGATCAATTACCGAGGCATAAAATGGGATTACGAGACGATATTTTAAACACTGATGACCTTCCGCGAAAAGAGGTAGAGGTTAAGGAATGGGGCGTGACTTTGTATGTTCGCACTATGACTGGTTTAGAACGAGATCATTATGAAGTCGATCTTATGGAAAACCGAGACTTACCTATTCGGGAAAAATTAAGGAACATGCGCGCAAAACTTGTGGTACTGACTACTGTTGACGAAAACGGCGAGCGTGTATTCAATGATGATGACGTTGAGATTGTCGGAGGGAAGTCTGCCAGGGCACTATCAACGCTGGCGGATGCCGCGAAAGACTTAAATAAAATCGGCGATGATGAAGTTGAGGATGAAGTAAAAAACTAAAACCCCAGGCAAGACGCCGATTTTATTTTAAATTGTGTCTTGAGCTGGGGTTTATTCACCCGGATGTAATGCTGGCACAGATGACCAGTAAGCAGCTAACGGAATGGTTAGCTATATCGACAATGGAAATAATCGGCGAGCAGACACCGCCCGATCCAGAGGAAGTGGCAAGGCAAAAACAGGCCGCGCAACGTGCCAAATTAGAGGGCGGACTGCGTGCACTTAGAGACAAACGAGGGTAAAAAATGGCTGGCTTAGGCTCGATAACAATTGACCTGGCGGCGAATATCGCCAGGTTTGAAACGCAGCTAAACAGGGCCGAGCATCTAGCTGGAAAACGCACACAAAGTATGCAGCGAACGTTTGTTCGTTTCGCCGCTAGCGTTGGTGGTGCGCTTGGCGCAATAGGCTTTGTCAGACTTGTTGAGCAGTCGCTTGATTTTGCTGACGCACTCGGCAAAACATCAGACAAGCTAGGTATAAGTACCGATGCCCTCCAGGAATATCGTTTCGCTGCAGAACAAACAGGCGTGCAACAGGCCGCGCTTGATGTCGGTATCCAGCGGTTCACTCGGCGACTTGGCGAAGCGCAAACTGGAACAGGCGTATTAAACGGCGTTCTTAAAACGTTGGGAATAAATCTAGAAGATAACCAGGGAAAATTTAAATCGACCGAGGTAGTCCTTGCTGAGTATGCCGACGCAATAGCGAATGCAGACAACAGCCAGCAACAGCTTTTGCTTGCATTTAAAGCTTTCGATACTGAGGGCGCGGCGCTTGTTAATTTAATGCGCCAGGGGTCTGTCGGAATAGCGAAGTTTAGGGATGAAGCGCAGGCGCTTGGTATTGTCATGGATGAGGGGCTTATACGCAATTCTGAAAAGGCAAACGATCAGCTTAATATTATGTCGAAGGTGATAAAAATTCACCTTACAGAGGCGGCCGTATCGCTAGCGCCGGCACTCATTGAAGTCGGTCAAACTTTTTCAGATCTAGCGAAGGGTGACGTTCAAAAATTACCTGAATGGCTAAAGACTGTAGCAGTCGGTTTTAAAGCAATAGATTTTGCAGCAGGCGAAGCAACCAACATGCTAGGCACAGCCGGCGCAGCGATAGCGTTATTTGTTACCGGCGAATGGTCAAAAATCGATGACCTATTTGCAGCATCAGGAGAGAACACGCAGAAAGCAATTGAATTGCTTGATCAATATGTTGAAAAAATAAACCAGATATCAATCGATGAGCTACCAGGCGTAAACGATAAAACTAAATATGATAACGATTCTGGCGGTGATATTCCAAACACGATAACCGGTTTGACGAATGAAGAAATGGACGCGGACCTTGCCGCGTATCAAGCAATTCTTGACCAGGCGGCAAGTTCGCACGAAAAGCATATACAGAATAGAGCAACATTAGAATCAAATTTTTTATCTATTAAAAAAGCTACAGAGCGAGCTGCATTCACTGATGCAATAGGCCTTTTGTCTGCGCTTGGATCAAAACAAAAAGGCTTTGCAATTGCAGCTATTGCATTACAAAAAGGACTTGCCATGGCTGAAATATTTATTTCAACGCAGGCAGCATCAATGAAGGCGCTAGAATTGTACGGACCTACACCAGCTGGATATGCAGCGGCCACACACATGGAAACGCTCGGAGCATTACGAATGGGTTTAGTAGGTGCAACAGGACTGGCACAGGCATCAAACCTTAGCTCAGGTG